AATTCAACTGCTTTAACAGGCTCAACAGCTATATCTAGATACAATTCGTTTCTATCAACTCTTGCTGGAGTGTTATTTGATTCATCACAAACTACAATAAAGTCATACAATGCTCTTTGTCCTACTAGTTCTAATAGTAAGCTCTCTGCAGACTGTTTCATTTCGTTTCTTGTAATTCTATCGTTTGGTTCAAACAAGAATGGACGAGCTAAAATATCTAATTGTCTACGTAAGTAGGCCACTAGTCTAGCAACGTTAACTCTATCTAAAGAACTTGTATTTTTAGCACGAGTCTTTTGACCAAAAATTACAATTCCAGAACCAGGAAGTGTTGCAATCGGGTTAATTTTAACATCTTGCAATACGTCTCTTAAATTCTGTGGTAATGGAGATTGTTGGAACTCACCGTCTTTTAGGTAACCAACTGCTGTTGCATTATCTACACCACCTCTGCGTGTTCCTGCTGGAGCAAACCATGGATAACTCTTTTGGTCACTCATAGCAAATGTACGCAATACCATGTGGCTTGGAGGAACAACAATGTTATTACCACTGTTGTCTGTTGTATAACCACTTGGATAGAACATTCCCATATACTCGTCATAGGATACTGCACCGTTTTCACCGTTATCAAGTGCTGTTGTGCTCGAACCCCATGCACGTAAATCAGTACCTGTTGCTGGTAAACGGAATGGTGTGTCACCGATAACAAAGCCAGTTAAACCTCTTGCGGTGTTTAACCCTATCATGTTTGCAATAGTTTCTGGATAGCCCGGAGTAGCAAGTAGGTTAACAATCATAGTATCTGTATCACGAATTGATTGATTAGTATCAATTAACGATTTAAGAGCCTTGACTACAAATCCTCTTTGTGCTTGGCGACCAAACTTTCCACTACCGTCTTCGTTATTACCTGTAGCATTAACCCAACGTGCTGTAGAATATTTTGGACTACCTGTAGATCCATCCATTACTTCGTGACCGAATCTTAAATTTTGTCCGTTGTCGGCAGTAATATCAATAGCATTTGCATGATATTGTTTTACGTTATTTCCGCTACGGCGTGTGTTCCACAAACGCATACCTTGTGGGTACATTGTAGGATCTGGTGCATCTGGATCTAGATAGTTACTTGTTAGCAAGCTCACAATACTTTCTGGATATGTTTGAACTCCATTATCTGCCCAACGTGCATCAGCAAACAACCATCCATTTGGACTTGTATTATCTGCTGGGTCTTGTTTAACCCACTTAACTAATGCTGTACTCCAAATGTAGATATTTTGACCGTACATTTCTGGATCAGACGAATCAATCCAAATGTCACCGTCTACTAGCGGAGTACCATCACTTTGACCAGTATCTTTATCAGGAGCAGTTGCTTTGATAATCGGACCAGCTGGACTTGTATTTGGGAACACAGTATGATAGCCGGCCCATGTAGTTCCATTATGTACTAAAATATCAACTTCATCATGAATTGCAGAATACCATAATGTACCATCCGCAGGTGCAGTATGAGGTGCGGTAGGAAGTGCGGTTACTGTTGAACTTAATAATTCTACAGGTTTCCAGTTACTTGCTTTTAATGCATATCCATTCCATTTACCTGTTGGGTAAATGTTGGCTGCATAGGTGCTTGTTGCATTGTCATAAAAACCTGCAAGATATAATGGTACGTTAATACCGTCATTCATAAAGATGTCTCCACCTAATGAGTGACTTAATTTTAATACTCCAGAAACAGGATCGTATGTAGAAGTAACATACTTCAAACCTGCGGCACTTACTGCTGCCGCAAAACCTGCAACACTACTTGTAGTAATTGTAACAGTTCTAGGAGTCGAAAGTTGTGTGCTGTTAGGCAATGTTTCAGCTAACAAGAAGTTTGATCCTGCAACGAATCCATTTTTATAAACAACCGATACTGTTGTTGGACTAGATGTAGTTCTTCTATATAGTTTAAAGTTAGCGATTGTTGGCTGACTTGCAGAACCATTACCTTCATCGTAATCGGCTTCTATAAACAACTTACCTACAGAAAGATTTGATCCACCTGTGCTATCTAAAGTTTTAAGAGCTTCTATAGAATTAGAAAATATAGGAGCTGAAACTGTTTGCCAAGCCTGTGTAGTTCCGTTGAAGTTTTTAACAACCCAGCTTGCGCCTCCGTTAGGATTAGTAGTTTTTACATAAACACTACCAGTAGCAACACCTAAAGTTGCAAATTGTGGATATCTATAATGAGGTGCTATGGCCAATTTAACAGGACCATATATACCAGCAGTAAGACCTAGTGTAGCCAATGTATTTGGAGTTGTATTAACTAGAGCAATTTTTCCGTCTGGGCCCATGGCCTGATCAGACTGTGCAGATGCATCTGCAAATAAAGAAATGCTTACACCATCAGATTTAGCACCTACACCAGATTGTGGTGTAAGAGCGTTGATTGCTGTAGCAATTCCGTCAACTGTAGTGTCGTTAATAGTTACTTCAATACCGTTAATTTGGAATTTACTTCCACCTGTTGGTAAACCAACTGTGCCTTTAACAATAGGCCAGCTTGTTTGCCAGCAGTTACTTGTAAATGTAGCCGCAACGATTGGATTACCAAATGTTGTTTGAATGTTGCTTCCTAGTTTGACCCAAATATTGTCGGTATTTTTAAACCACATTGTATATTTGTTGTCGCTAGTAATTACAATAGCATAGTTACCTTGACTACCAAAACTAGCAACAGGAGATCCGTTAACGTCTGCGTATAATGCGGAGTTGCCATCATCGATAACTAGGGCTTTCTTATTAACAAATACCTTATTTGTAGCATCCCATTCTCCGATACCATATGCTGAACTAGCTGTATCAATCCAGTAACTACCAGATGCAGGTAAGCCAACTGGCTCTGATGATTTTTGTACTAATTCAGAAAGATCAACATTAGCACGTACTACGTATGCTCTAGAAGTAATTCCTAAAGTACTGTAAGCGGCTTGCAATCCGTATTCATTAAGTTCTCCACCATGTACTGGATTACCGTTGGTATCAGTATAAAATAGTGGGGTACCGAATGTATCTGTAAGATCACGTTGACTAGTTATAGTCCAAACTTTTCCAACGTTTGCGGCCAATGTACCTGGAGCTATTCCAGTATTGGATGCGTTATTCTTATTTGTTTTAGTCGCAACAATAATAAGAGGAATTGTCCCCGGTGCTGCCGATGTGTAAAAACTTTCGTCAATGACGTTTACTTGTACGCCTGCTGAACTCATTGCCATTTGTAATCTCCTTAATGGATCATTTCATATATTTAGTGGCAGACTGAGTTTTTTACCGAGTTAAATAGTAGCAAAAGGGCATTAAAAAGGGCGCAATATGAGAGATCTTTGTAATATCTGTCAAAAAAGACCAGTGGCTATTAACTACTATAAAGAAGATAAACCTTTTTATAGATCAAAATGCGATCATTGTTCAAGAAAAAGAACAGATGGTATTCCTTTGTGGCAAAAGGCGGGTTATAAGAAAAAAACTACATGTGATAAATGTGGCTTTATATCAAAGTATCAAGAACAATTTGATGTGTACTATGTAGACGGGGACCCTACTAACTGTAGATATACAAATTTAAAGTCAGTGTGCGCCAATTGTCAACGCATACTACACAAATTAAAACTTCCCTGGAAACAAGGAGATCTTATACCTGATTTTTAATAGCTTCAAATAGCTCATCGATTGTGCCATCGTTTGAAATAGTAATATCAATATTACCACCAACCCAAGCTGTTTCGCTAGCGTGAATTTTAAGCTGTTCTAATTTGTTTTTACTTAATGCCCAACTAGTATTTCCATCAGGCCCTCGATTGATGCTTACTGCGGCGTCATACCATTCAGGTTCGGGCCCACGTTTACCCTAATAACTTTTCCACCTGCATTGTGAATAGCCTTAATTTCGTTAGGAAAGCGTACATCTGAGATTACAATATTATCTGCGGTTTTACGCATTTTATTTT